AGAGCAAAGAAAAATACATCTGATCCATTTAAAATGAAGAAAGCTTCAGCTATGAAAATGAAGAAAGCTTCAGCTATGAAAAAGCCTTTAACTCCTAAGCAAAAGAAATTACCAGTTGCTTTACAAAAAGCTATATTAGCAGCACCAACTAAAATGTTGAAAGCATCTGCTATGAAGATGATGCCTAAGTCTGCGATGAAGTTAGTAGATAAAAAAAATGGCAAGAAAGTTGCTGGTCCATCAAACCGTGTGAAAGCAGTAGAAAAGAGAGGATTAAAACCAAGAAAAAGGTTGATGAAAAAAGATTACAAAAGAGCGGTAAAAAAATAAGATAATGGCTTTTAAACTCAAAGGATTTACACCATTTACTAAACGTTGTTGGGCTGGGTACTCACCTGTACCTGGCAAAACAGCGTATAGCAAAGGTAGTTGTAAAAAAAATTCACCAGTTAAAAAACAAAAAGGTGGAGGCACAACTAAAACTTGTTTGCCGGCAGCTAAAATTCGTAGTATGAGTAAAGAAAAAAGAAAAGAACTTGTTGCTTCTAAAAGAGCCGCTGGAGGAGCAGGTAAATATAAACGATCATCTAAAACAAATGTTAAAGGTGCTCGTAAAAAAGGAGCGACATTGAGAGATTGGTTTGAAAAAGAAGATTGGAGAAGAGTTGATGATCCTTCTAAAAAATGCGGAGAATAATGAAAAAAGTATTTAAAAAATATGACTCTAGTTATAAAAGGAATAAATCTCCTTTTACAGATAGTCATATTGACTACAATGAAAGAATAGGACAGCCCTCTCGTTATAAAGATAGAGCTAGACAAGATTTAAGAGAAGTTCAAGATAAAGCTAAGGAAATAGCTTCGGTATCTGATATTCCAAAAGCTGCTCAAATAGGTATTGGAGCTTTAATGGCTAGAGAAGCTATAAAGGGAACTGCGTCAAGAGCTAAGCTTTTATCTAAGGCGAAAAATATTGGTCAAGTTGGTAAGTTAATAAAAGGATCTGGATTAGTTACAACTGCAGCAAAACTTGCACCTATAGCTGGAGCTTATTTATTATATAAAGAAATTGGAAGAGGTAGAGAGAGAAGAGCTGAAAAAAGAAGTCAAAGACGTTTTGAAGAAAGATTTGGTAAAAATGCAAGATTTAAAGAATCTCCATATGGTGATTCTGATAGAATGCCTGGTGGTGGTGGTTTTTCTTCACCATATTCTAAAGCAGATCCAAGAAGAACAATAGGTAAAGGTAAAAACTTTAACCCTGTAGCTAAAAACAAAAGTGCTACTGGTGGGGCAGCTGGTGGTGGTATGACTGAAAAGGGTGTTAGAGAGTACAAACGTAATAATCCAAAAAGTAAATTGCAGACCGCTGTCACTACTAAACCATCTAAATTAAAACCTGGTAGCAAAGCCGCTAAGCGTAGAAAATCATTTTGTGCAAGATCAAGAAGTTGGACTAGCGAAAGAGGTAAAGCTGCTAGGCGTAGATGGAATTGTTAAAAAAAAGGGGGCTTTTGCCCCCTTTATTATTTAGGAATTTTTTATTGTTTGCACTTCGTTTCTAACATCTTGTGCAGTGCTCTTTATGGTCTGCATGTGTTTTCTAACTCTAGTGCCAGCCGCTTTGTTTCCCATATTAAACTTCATAGTTTCTGTTTCGGCTTGTTCCATTTCATATTTTAATGTACTTATTAATTGTTCTAAACTCATATTATATATTATTAAATTAAACAACTTCACATGATCCACCAGCACAAGCAAGCTCGCCTGATAGATCTGTGTTATCTTCAGCTTCAATAACTTTCGTTAAATCAACATTAGATAATACTTTGGACATCTTATTGTATTTAGCTTCGTCAATGTCCTCAAACGGAGCTTGAGTATACGTACCACCATCATAAGGCAATACAGACAACCCATTGTAATATTCTCTATTCTCCCACATCCAATCACCCGCTTTTTTCCATTCATTTTCTTTCAAAGATATAGTTGCTGAAACGTTGTGTGTATTACTACCTCGTCTATGACCAGGTCGTATCCACTCTTGTGCAACACGCTTTACCCTTTCAAGAGTATCAAACGGTGATTCAGTTCTAAGTATTGAACCTTCAGGTGCTTTTTGTGGTATGGAAATAACAGCTGTATCGTGAGGTCTGAAGTACTCATCTTCAATTAATCCTGTATGATTATCTATTAGATAATTATATATAGCCTCGTTTTTCCCCACGCGCATCCTACGGACATAATAATCATTATGCCAAGCATGAATACCCGAAGATGTTCCGAGGACCAGAGATGTTGTCCCTGCAGGTTTTACAGTTGTACATCTAGCTGATGAATTAATCTCTATTAGTTTTGCTACTCGTGCGTTTTCTTTTGTCACGATATTTGCAGCGGCCTTCATATCCATTTGGAGCACAGCGGCACTCCCTATTCCTGTCATTGACACACCGATAAGAGCGTCTTTCTCTGTTGTTTCTTTCCATATTTCTCTAAGATAGTGGAAGTCTGTATATCCAGCTTGTAACGTTCCTATGAACGCTGCGGCTTTAACTCTGTTATTAAAATCATCTTGATCTTTAACGTTAGATACATTAACTTCACAAAGGTTACAGAACTGAAAAGGCCTAAGCGCTATCTCACAGCAAGGATTTGTACCCCAATCTTTGTCATTGTTAAGATATATGCCAGGCTCACCAGCTCCAGATAGTTCAACTCGTTTCCATAGGTCCATAAAAAACTCTTTAGTTATTTTATGTCTCATTAAAACAGCCGAGTTGTTTGATCTACCTCTTTGTGGGTTAGTTTCCCACCAATTACCAGACTTACAAGATATCATATCATCATCAGTAGCAGTAAACAAACTAATTAATGCAGCTCGTCTAATACCACCAGCTAACACAGCATCAGCTATATGGCATATAATATCATGTGTTTCTAGTGATGTAAGCTTTGAACCATCTTCCTTTGCTTCTAAAATACCTTCGATTTTAATTAAACACTCTTTCAAAGGCTGTGGACCAGGTGCTTTACCACCTGATGTCACTAGCCTAGCACCTTTAGGTCTAATGTCGGTATAATCAAATACTATTCTTGAAGCTCTTTTCTCTCCAAGATAAGATCTAATTAATACCTTAACAGCATCAGACCAACCTTCAATTGAATCACCTATAACAAACCTTCTAGTTCTAAACTTAAAAGGCTGCATTATAAAAGGCAATCGTTTTATATGGTGCTGTTGAACTGAATATCCAACTCCACATCCTGACAACAATAGAAACATTATCTCGTTGAAAGCATCTAAGCTATCAACAGGTAAATAAGAACAGTTGTATAATCTATTAGGAGATATTTCAATTGGCTTACCAGCAAACTGTAAACTCCTCATAGACGGTAGTATTTGTTTTGTAAATACATAACTATATGCTTTTCTTATTTCAACCTCCAACTCTGGGTATTTCTTAATATGCATTGCCATATTTCTATCTACTAATTCTTCCCAAGTTTCTCTACGTTTTAACTCAGGATTATACTTAGCATATTTCATATGAACAGTGATATCAGATAAAATGTTACTATTAATTTCTTTCATTATTTTCCTTTTCTTTTATATAATGTTAAACAAAAATCTACAAGTGGTAGATATATTACGTGGTTTTGTTTGTTACGTTCGGTATAACTTCTCATGCCTATAAGTATACCAGGATAAAATCCTACACTAAATTCCCAATTCATATTATTTATTTTTAATTATTAACTCTATTACCTGATCACACTCTTTTTGATTTTGTGGCTTATATAAAGTTACATGTGGGTAGCATCTATTA